GAGAATGGAATTGGTTGATGAAGCAGTAAATGATTCACGGGGTATGTCTTTACTATACACGGATGTAATGACAAATGTTGCGAATGTAGGGCAACTGGACTCAACTAAGGTAGGTGCTGATGATGCAATATTTTCTAAAGGTTCATTTACACATATCATTCCAGTTTCTGGTTTTGCTGTTAAAAATATTCTTTGGTGTTATAATACGTCAAATAGAACTTCAGCATCCTCATCACCATCAAGTGGAGGAGGTGTAATAACGCAGACTCCAACATTTTATAATGGATTCTTTGGTAAATATGCCATGAGTGCTACTGTAAAACCTGACACATGGAATATTCGTGTTAATGACCAGTTATTATTCCCTGAATTTATCAGCAATCCTTCGTATAAGGCACAGGAGGCAGGTTATGTATATGGAAGTCCCGTAAATCTAAATCAGGCACTTTATTCTTTCAATGCGACAGCACAAAAGAGCGGTGCATTTTTACCAACTGCTAATACTGAATTATTTGGTAATTATGTGGCGAATCAGTACGAACTTTGGGGAGGACTCAAAGGAAATCAGGATTTAACAGGTCAGCAGCATTTCGTCGGAGTTAATCTTTCAACAATGTATGGAGATTCTAACGATGATACTACACTCGTAAATCAGAAACCAATTGAAGTAATTCATCAGACCTTCCCAGTTAATTCTACCACAAATTTCAATTATAATGCCTTCTACTATGTAGAACATACAAAACGCTTCTCTCTACTTGGTGGTGCAGTCCGCCTACAAAATGGTCCAGGATTACCAAAAGCAATTTAATTAAATTTAAAAAAAAAATTAAAATAAAAATATATACATATGGCATACGGGAGTGCGAAGGCGAGCAATATACAGGTAAAAAAACCAGAAACAAACGAGAAGAAAATCTTTCAGGGAGGGAAATCCAGGGATACAAAAGCAAAAAAATCAAAAAAAGAAGATGAAGGTGGGGTATTTTCAGAGACGGAAGGAAAAATAAAAGAAGGTGGTCTTCGTCGGGCATTAAAAATAAAAACCGATGGAGAACCCTTAACAAAAAAAGAATTATCACCGCTATTAAAACATGATAATGACAAAACTTTTCAGTTTAGAGGAAATAGTATTAAAATGACTGATAAATTGAAAAAACAGATTCGTTTAGCATTAAATATGATGAAGTAATGATTTTGACGACACTTTTTTTAAAAGTGTCAGATTGAGGAGACACTTCCCAAAGTTCTTTGAATGTGTGTTAAAAATTTATAATTTTCTAATCTACTTTGCGATTTCATTTCAAGACGCATTATCTGTCTCTTATGAATACTAATTAATTTATTCAATTTTCTCAATTCAATAGGTCTATTAGCATTAAAATTAGAGATTTGACATAATGTTTCTTTAAAAAGATTACGACGAGTAATCATACTTATGGCGTGTCCCAAGTATAATTCTTCATCAATATTCTTTTTACTTTTCACACAAGTTTTATAGTTTTGTAGAACTTTTGTGAATATAATTTTCATTACATTTTTCGCAAAGTTTTTCATTTCCATTGCTCTTAATTCTATTACAAATTATTTTTAAATAACAAAATAATTCGTAATAAAAATATTTATACAGAGTATAATGATGGATACAGATGAATCATATGATCTAACTATTCTACCAGTCCGCCAAGATCATTTTGGAATCAATATTAGACGACCAGTGCATGAAAATTTGCCTGATATACAGAAAGGTTCTAATACACTTATAGTAAGTAGTGTTCGCTCTGGTAAAAGTAATTTATTAGTTAATTTATTACTTAATAGTAATTTTTACAAAGATGCTTTTGATGATGTATATATATTTTCTTCAACTATTCATCAGGACCAAACTTCAAGAAAATTAGAAGAAGCATTTCCTGCTACAACCTACGATAGTTTTGATGAAGGTAAATTACTAAGAATATTAGAACACCAGCAATCGTATGATGACCCTGAGGATAGACCAGCAATTGCTCTTATTTTAGATGATTTACCACCACTGAAAGCAAATAGTTTATTTTTCCAGATTGCAAGTAGATATAGACATTATGGTATTGGATTATTATTATATTCCGTACAGAATTTTAAGATGGTTAGTCCAATTGTTCGTAATAATGCTACTAATTTAATACTGGGAACATTAAACTCGGCACAAGTTGCACAGATAGGAGAGGTTTATCAAGATAATATAGGAGATAAAGAGATATTTAAGAAATTACATAGACAGGCAGTTCCTGAACGGTTCAACTTTATGCATACTCGCTTGGATATGTACCCCGCAGAGGTCTATCAGAATTTCGATAAAATGATATACAAAGCAGATTTTTAAATAAAAAAAATAATAATAAGTAAGTAATAATAATGGACACACTATTAATTGAATCATCCAGGCAG